GAGCCTGGTTGTTTCCGGCGCACCACCGTCAGCTCGAGACATACCGACCGTGAGCTTGTTGCCCTTGGCAATAGCTTCGCCCAGGGCGGTCTACCCGGTGGAAGCGGGGCGGTTCAGGATCTCTGACATCTGCCCTCGAGCGCCAGGTTCGTATGCCACGCGGACCAGGACTGGGTTCGATATGCCGTCAGCGTCGTCAATCCCCAGGGTCTTGGCGAGCTTGATCGTCTTGGCCTGGAACTTTGCCGCGTTTGCGCCACCCTTCTGGTAGATGACCTGGGTGCCCATCATTCGTGCGTTCCCGCCGAGGACCTGGCCATGCTTGGTGACGACGCTAGGCCCGTTCATTGCATCCACGCTGGTGTTGACCAGGAGATCAATGTTCGGGTTCTCACCGATCTTCTTGACCAGGGCGATTGGTCCTGCGCCCAGCTTTGGATCCGAGTATCCGCGCCCCAGGTTGAGGTCTGCGTTTCGGTTCTGTGGGTATCCGCCTCGAGCATTCATGCCCCGAGTCGCACTGTGGCTGGGGATCATGTCAACGGCATCGACCAGGGCCCAACGTGCTTGCATTGACTTGCCATCTGGAAGGAAGACGATTGCCTCGTCTCCCAGGCGGCCGGCGACGGTATTGCCAGTGAACTCGCCCGAATCGAAGTCGTCCCAGGCTCTATCAGGAGCAGCGGGCTGATCGGGTGTGTCCATCGGGCGACCTTCAGGGTCAGCCTCGATCTTCTGTGAGATGTCATCCAGCTCTTGTCGAGCTCGAGTATCGATTGGATTAGTCGGAACCGGCGCGGGTTCGGGCTCAACTGCTTCGGCCCTGGTGGGGGCGGGAGCTTCATCGGCGAATAAATCTCTGCCAGCCCTGACGTTCATCTCTCTGACCAGGGCCTCGTCTACGTCCAGGTCGTCGAGTCCTCGAGTCAGTCCCTGAAGGTCTTTCTCCTCAAAGGCCCTGACCAGGTCATCGACGAATCCCTGCTGATTCCTTCTGACTGCACGATGATCGAAGACCACCGGCAGGTACTGGCCCAGGAGAGCATTGTCAGCGTCCAGGATGCCAGTCTTGACGAGCTCGTCGCCCATCCTGGTGAAATATTTTTCACTCTCGGTGGCTGCTTCTTTGATTGAAGGGTGTACGTCAGTCGGTACTTCGACGTCGTATCCCATTTCACTGGCGTGCTTGCGGCGGATGTAGTCACTGACCGCTTCCTCAAATTGCACCTGGCCCTTGGTCAGCGACGCCGGGACGAAGCCGCCGTCGTAGTTGATGCCGGTGCCCTTTGTATCGCGCCTGGCCTGGCGGTGGATCCTGATGAACTTGGCATTCAGCTGCTCGGATTGCTTGTGCAGTTGCGCGGCATACCCTTCGGCCGTGACCCCGACTTGCCTGTTCAGGGGGTTGACTGCACTTGCCTGGGTAACGGTGTGAGCTGATCCAGACAGTGTTCGGTACATGTCTTCGATGACAGTCAGCTGCCGGCCGGCTGTTCGGCCGCCTGGCGTGACGATTGACTGCATCTTCGCGTAGGTGTTTGTGACTGCTGAGATCCCACGGTCCACTTTGCCGGCGTCCAGCTGGGTCTTCTTCGCAATGCGGTTCATTGCTGGGCTGTTGATGATGTCCTGGCCCAGGTCAAACGTGTCCATGACGTCCTGCTCTGGATGCCTGAGAACCTGGAGAGTCCAGCCTTCAGTGTCCGCCTTCTTCTGCAAGGCGGTCAGCTTCTTGTTCATGCCCTTGCGGAGTTCGCGTGGGATGAGCGGCGACACAGTGTGAACACCCTCGAGGGCCGCGCCGTCTAGGATGAAGTCCAGGTCGTTGTCAGACTCCTTGGCAGCGACAGAAAACGTGCCTTTGCGGCCGTCTCTCAGAGTGAATGACTCCTCGGCCTCAATCGTGTCCAGGGCCCGGTTCAGTCTTTCCATTCGGAATCGATCCATTGCGGCACCGACGCCTGGGACACCAGGTGCTGCTCGCATTGCTCGGCCCAGGGCAGTCAATCCGCCACCGAATGCTGCGCCCATGCCGAATGCCATCAGTTCCTGCTGGTTCCCGAATGGGTCGTAGTTGGTTCCAGGATTGAGGTCCTTCAGGATCTCTTCGTATGCCAGGTTGCCAACGCCGCCGGCAACTGCGCCAGCCGTCACTGTCTTTGCAGCTCCAAGTGCCCCTGGTGTGTTCAGCAGTTTGAGTGCGGTGACGCCTTTGTATCCAGCCTTGGCCAGGCCCATGCCCATCAACAGGTTGGCGGGGTCGCCTCCAAGCTGCCAGCCCATTGTCATACCCATCTCGGTCCAGCTCATTTTGTGAGCTTCAGCAAGGACGTCGTTCACTCCCATTGCCAGGTTCAGGTTGTATTGAGCGTGTTCTGGACTGTTGGCGTCATCGAACCAGCCCTGGTTGATTGCCGTGACAATCTCGGGGCGGTCCTTCCAGTCCTTGTAGTTTTGACGGATCCATTCGTTCCCCTCGAATCCTGCGTCGATCTGTGGGAATGACATGTTGCCGACCAAGTCCATCATGAATGCACCAGGCAGAGACTCGTAGCTGGTGATGTGGGCCCAGGTCGTCCAGTCGAGATCCTCTTCTTCTGGTTTTTCTGAACCAGGAAGCCGAATGAATGGACTGCCTACTGTCTGCTGCCTCTCGTATTCCTGGACCATGAAGTTTGCGACGTCGTTGGGTCCTGTGTTCGGAAGCGAGGCGAGCTGGTCAGTTTCCATGAGTACCTTTACATTGGCATTCGCTGCTGGAATGGCTTGGGAGCGAATGGGTCTTCTTGTTCTGGGCTTGTCCTGGTTGCAGCCGCGTCTACATTGCTTTGATTTCGTGCTGCTTCGTCACTGAAATACATTTGCTCAGTTGGAATGAATGCAGGCATACCAGTATTGAGGGCTATCTTTCGACCGTAGTCATCGAATGCGACGTACCCGGAACCCTTTGTTGGATGAATGGTCGGCTCGACTCGATGAACCGTGGACCAGTCCAGGCCATTCTTTGCGAACATGGCTGTCATGCGTTCCTCAGTGTGGGAGTCGCCCCACTTGCCGTTCTCACTGAATCCTGAAGGCAACCAGTTGATTGAAGCGTTTCCGTTCACGACTGCAGTGGACGTCGAAGTATCGAGCCAATTGGTAAAATGGTCGTCGGTCAGTTCTTTCAATCTGGTTTGGCCCGTCCCAGGGTTGCCGGCCTGGACCACCTGGGCGAACTCGGCATACTTGTTGGCCATCACGCCCTGGACGTTCGGGGGCAATGCTTGCAGGTCAGGACCGAAGAAGTCCAGCGCACCTGTGTCCAGGTTTGGGCCTTCGCGGTTTGTCAGGTGCTCGGTTGCGAGCTTGTTGACTTCATCGATAACGCCCCGTTCTGTGTACTCGCCTCGGAACATCGCGCTGTTCAGGACGAAGCCAGCGGATTGCATTGCCAGAGGACCTGATTTGTCATCAGGCTGAAATGCTGACCTGGTCCGGGTCCTGAACCTGGTTGCCAGCTCAGTGACTGCGTCGGCCTGGGCGTTCATCGGGCCATCCTTCCCAGCAGGAAACAGGTTGATCTCATTTCGGTATGCCTCGATCTCACCCAGCATGATCTGCGTGGCAGTGTCCTTGGATGATCGCTTGATCTCCATCCATGCCCTCTGATCTGGGTACTGGGACATCAGGACCAGGGCCTCAACGGCGGGGCCGGCAACTTCCGGGTCGTTGTTCTGTGCCTGGAGGATGAGGTTCTCACCTGTCGCGGTGGGCATGTGGCCAGTGCGTGCCAGGGCCAGGCCGGCGTCAGGGCCTCGAGACACCCATCCGTTCTGCATGAACCCCTGGGCCTCGAGGGCCGCTTCGTACTTGCCGTCGTATGGGCGAGTCGAATCACCGTTCATTGCCTGTATGGTTCGGGTGAGCTCGTCGTCTGACTTGGATGCACCGAAGTATTCATTCATGATCCTGTCGGGATCACTGATGTAGAACATCGAGTCGGGGTCAGTGAAGGCTGTTTGACCCAGGTATCGCTTCATATCGTCCTGGGAGCGAATCACGAACTCTTCGGTGCCCAGGGTGGGGTCCTGTTCGCCAGGGAAAATCTGCCTGCCGTCGAACTGAAGTTGGTCTGTAATGCTGTGGATTGGCATTTGATAGAGGACTTCACCGTCCTCAGTGATCTTTGGATTCTTCAGTGCCTCGTGGATGTTTTCTGCATGACCGCGTCGGACCATGTCCAGGAACTCTGGCCTGATCGACCCGACGGCATTCTGATCAAGTCTGTTCAGAAGTGTGTAGTCGCCGCTTCTGATCAATGCCGGCACCACTGGCTTGAAGACTTTTTCCCAGGCAGTCTTTGCCAGGCGATCTCCGTACAGCTCGTCGCTTTCGCCCGTGACCTGGGGGACCAGCTTGCGGATGTCCTTGTAGGCCTCATCCATGAAGTCATTGAAGTGTTCGTCTTCAGTGATCCCAGCCTCAACCTCGGCTCGCCCGTAGGTGCTTGCTCGAGACAGTAGGCCTTCGCTGATCAGGCCCAGCTGGCCCTCGACGAACATGTTCCGTCTCTCAAACCCTCGAGAATAGATCTGCTTTTCAACGCCTGGCATGATGCGGCGGAAGTATCCCTCTTTCCAGGCTTCGCTGGCATTCTCAGGAACTGGCATTCTTTCAAGAATCTGGGCACGAATCTGGTCAGAATCCATGACCGAAGCTGTGCCGTCTGGATCCTGGTTCCAGATGGAGAAATCCCAGGAAGGATCATCGGACTCAATTGCCGCGAGCATTCCTGCCTGGTCTTGAAGGGCGGCCTCAGCCCCCGCACCTTCTTCTGCAGCGTTGTACTTGATCCGCATTCCAATGCCGGCGTTGGCGGCACCCAGGAATGAGTCCAGGATCTGAAGCACTTGCTGACCAGGGCGAGCACCTGCTCGAGCTGCCTGGTAGATCGTGTTTGGGCCCTGGACCCTGGGAGCCACCACGTTGACGGTCTGGTCAGGTGCCTGGAAGAATCCAGAAACGGCTGAGGGTAGCCTACTCATGCGAAGACACCGTTTCCATAGGCTGATTCGCCTTGTCCGAAGTAAGACATGGCGCTCGCATCAGATGCTGTTCCAAGCGTTGTCGAAGTACCGACTACTGCGCCTGGAGTAGATGTGAATGCACCCATGCTCGAAAGGCCTCCGCCGATTTGCATCATGGCTGCCCCTGTCTTCAAGCCTGTCGTCAGTGATGTGAGGAGTGGGTTCTGAATTGCAGATTGATAGGCCTGGTTCGTCTCAGCCATCCCGCCCAGGAGGTTGTTGTACAGGACGTTTTGAGTCATGTCCTGCTGGTCCGCTGATTCAAGTTGTGCGACTCGGTAGCTGTTATCTACAGACGCCTTCAGTGCGCCGGCCGACCCCGTCGTTGTCACAATCCCAGCACTGGCCATCGATGCCGCCACCGATTCACTTTTTAGGTGCCTCTCGTAAGATAGCCGCCGCTGTTTTGCCTCGAACTTCTTTGACTCGCCAGCTGCCTGGGCGTCGTATTGGGCACGGAGCTGGTCGTTTCGTTCGTCTGCAGCCTTTTCGGCCTTCTTGTTTGCCTGGACTGCTGAGTAGTAGGAGACGCCTGCAGCCGCCACTGACATTACTGCAGCGATGACTAGAAACGTAGTTGCTGACATTGTTACCTCCGATTGGTCGAATGCCGACCATGAACCTCGTATGAATTCCATTTGACGCCGACAGGTGTTGTGGCGATCAGTTTCATTGTTGTAGTTGCCGCATTCGCACCGACAGATATCTCTGAACTTCCTGTGTCCACGGTGTCATTCGTGACGTCGTGGGTGAAGCCGGCCTGGGCGGTGTCTTTGGGAATGACCTGGATCTGATAGCTGCCACTTTCCTGGTGATCAACAATCAGCTGGTCAATTTGGGTGTGGCCTTCGACCATTGGAATGTCTTGGCCTACTCGAGCATAGACTCGACTCAGGGTCACATCGGACTGGTACTTGAAGCCAAGCAAGGTTCGGCCCTGGCGATAGTTTCCAGGATCCTGGGCGATGTCATCGACGTACAGCGTGGGGAGATGCGTGTTCGCGGCCGCCGTTGCTGTTACTACGCCCTGGCTGTTTGCACTGACATTGACCTCGGTGCCTTCCAACGAATTTCCATTGACATCTTTGTAGTCAGATGACAGGACAATGACATTGACCAGGTCGTTCTGGGTTGCCGTACCGTTCAATCGTAGAGTCCAGAATGTGAGGGACCCGCCCGAATTGAATGTCGCCTGGGTTTTCGTTGAGTCATTGCTGACCGCACATCTGTACTGAAAGTCGATGTGAGAGTGTCGTGCGAACCCGTCTGCCGGCGGCAGGTTGTCAGCCAGGGAGACCTTGTCGAGGCTGAGCTTGCTTCCAGTGCTGAAATCAGACCGCCTCAGAATATAGAGCTCGTCGTCCAGGACCTTTGCATCTGTCAGATTGGTCAGCCCGTAAGTCCACCGGCCCCAGGCAGACTGCTGTCGCTCATTGCCAACGTCATACCACCGATAGGTGTAGATCTCCGCTGCATTAGCATCGAGAACCTGGGCAATTGGGTAGCCACACTCGTCAGTGTTTGCGAATGTTGGATCCAGCGTCACTGTGATCCCGGCAGGAATGATGACGTGGTCATAGGGCTGAGGCGGAAGGACTGAAGAGGCGATGTCGGTGTAGGAGCCAGATAGGGTGTCAGACTTATCCCAGATCGTGTAATCGCCCCAGTCGCCATCGGCGTCAGCTTGAAAGAATCTCTGGGCCTCCGGAATGATGTCAACCTTGGCGACAGCTGCCAGGGTGCTCGAGGAAATGCTGCCAGTCATTGATTGCATTTTTTTAGGAAGCAGGCCCTGGACGTGCTTGCTGACATCGACCGCTCGATTCGAGGCTGACAGATCATCGAAGAAGTATTGAAACACTGGGGTGAACTGAGCCGAAGCTCCAACCAGGTAGAGGTTGTTCCCCAGGGCCACGGGTTTCACGCTCTGAGTTTCGTACCTGCTCGAGGCGACGACGGCCGCCGTGCTCGAGCTGAATACGGTCACGTCCTCGAGGAAGTATTGCCGACCCTGCTTGGTCAGAAGGAGAAGCGATCCCTGGAATGGGACTACCCAATCAACAGAAGCGACATCGTCTGATGCAATTTGGAGGATCACTGGATCTGAATCTGACACTGCTGCCGGCCGCTCAACGAAGAAGTTGAACGTCTCATCAACCCTCGAGAACACCAGGGTGTCTTGGAAAGCCAGGCACAGCCGGCCTCGGTAGTAGGCCATGTCTCGAATTGACTGATTGTTGCGAATAGGATCTGGTGCTGGATTCCTGTCGTTCGAGCCCCGTGTGAACACTTTGTCCGGATCATTCGAGGAGAACATGTCGCCCACTGCTCGATTGATAGTGCCTCCATCAGCACTGACGGTCGGGGCGGCTGATCCAGTTTGTATGTCTGGCGAAACCTCAATCAGGACTGGGTCTGTGCCAAGAGGACCGAAGGTGCAAATCAATTTGCCTGACCCAACTGTATTGATCTTTTCAAGACGCTGGTCAACACCATTGCCCTCATCACCTTCGGTGAAGTTGGATGCTTTCGCATTTCCAGCAATCCCGGACGGCGTTGTCGCCCCTTTGAATGTGGCAAGAAAGCCAGTGGTTGATCCCGTCTCATTTGTCAACATCTGTTCGATGAAGTTCCGTTCGGTCCAGGGAATGGGTCCGAATCTAAACTGCAGCGGATTGGTGCTCACCCTGGTGAGTCTGTGTGGCATCACTCCAGGATTGATTGCGTTGTCATCGATCATTCCGGTTGCGACCAGGGTGTTGCAGATGAACGTGGTGTCGCCAATCGTCAAGAATCGGATGTCTTCAGATTGTGCAGATCCAATGCCTAAGTAATTCAGCCCGCTTCCGACCATTGCGACGGGGACCTCTACATTAGATGAAATATCAATGACTTTGAGAGTGCCGTTGCCATAGATGACCATGTAGCGTTCCTGGTCATCACGTTCAATCAGGTGCATGGCATACGTGCGATTGGCTGCAATATCACTGGATACGTCCAGGATGTGCTCTGATCCTGGGCGGCGCACTGCCCCATTCAAGACAGAGAACTGCACATTGTTGCAGTCTTCCACCTGGTTTGGATATCGAACCGTCGCCGCCTGCTTGCTGATCCCGTTAGAGAGACTTTTGATCCTCTGGACGACGGGCGTTTCAGCCATCTTGCTGGCTCTGCGGCTGTTGCTGCTGAGCGAACGGGCTTTGTGCGTTCTTCAGCGGGGCGTTCTTCTTCAGTGCTTCAGGCCTGGATGTCCTGGCATCAGCGAACATGCGTTCCTGGCCGATCATCTGATCTGCCTGGGGGCTGCCCTGGAGACGTCTCTGGAATTCCTGGCTGGCTGACTTGATGATGTTCTCACGCAGGTGGTAGCTCAGATCTTTGAATGCCACCTTCGTGCACATGTCCACCTGGATGGTCGTCGATCCACTGAGGGCTGACCCGGCATCAGAGTCAAAGACGATTTGATTGTTCCCGTTTTCACGAACGACGAGTGACCTGTGAGAATCTGCTCCAGCAGGTCGCAGTGCCAGGGCCAGGCCGGCTGTACCAACGTGATTGGATACTGTGGCGGTCTTCGAGAGTGCCGTGTTCTCAGGCCACATCATTGCCTGGGTTCGGACGTTGGCACGCTCGAGGAACCTAAGTGCTCGGTTTGCGATGGATGACCCAGCTGCACTCGTCGGGCAGTTAGTCACAGGAAGCTCTCCGATTGACTCGAGCACTTCGTTGACTGCATCCTTTACTGCCGCATCGTTTGCGGTGTATCCGGTGTTGTCCATTCTTTCATCAAGGACTGGCATCAGACCCTCCATCTTCTGCTTGTAGCGCGTGTCCGCCCACGAATCGCCTCGGCTTCATAGGTTTCCAGGACGTTGACATCTGCTTTTTCAATGTTGTCTCGACGCATCCTGGCATCAGCCAGTATCGCCTGCCTCGAAAGCAGGCCGGTGGCGGCGTCGTTGAGTTGGTACGCCATGTTCAGTTCCAGTGCGCTCTTCGAGACCAGGTAGTTCACAACCGATTCGGGGATCATCTGGAACGGTGCCTGGTATGTGAATTTGACCTTGAATGGTCCGGCCCAGATGAACGTGTTGTTCTTCAGGTCGTAGAGCTTTTCGCCCAGCTTGTTTGAAATATCGCAATACTTGACCAGGACGTGTTTGTCACTGTCTTCTGCGGTGCTGTCCAGGCTGAGAATCTTTGGGGTGCCGCCGGCTCCGATAGGGGAGGGGACAGCGACGTACCCATCGACGTCTGGTGTGACCTCGCGGTTGAATTCAGTGTTCCAGTACCAACCAAGTGATTGGGTGTTGACGTCGCACTGATCCAGGAATCGCTCTGCATAAGATGCAAAGGACGATCCTGTCACTCCCTCGGTTGTTACTGTGTCGCCTGTTTGCGCGTTGACTGACGCAGTGGTCGCCTGGTCAAACTTGCCGACCGCCCGGAGGATCTGGTTGACCGCCTCGGTTCGAGTTGTCACGAGCCGATTCTGCCTTTGACCCAGGTGACGCCGGCCACCACGATGGGGCTGATAACGCAGCCTGTTGCCAGGCCAATGAGAAATTCAATCATGAGAGCTCCTTATGCGATGACGACAAAATCAAGTTCACAGTTGAGGGTTGCGGTCCCACTGCCCGACCCCGAATCAACGTGAAAACTAATATCCATAGAAGTGTCAGTCTCAGAGAGACTTACTGAACTAGGGAAGATGCCTGTGTTGACAGTATTCGTATGCACCTGGACCATATTTGTGGCCTCTGTCCCATCAAAATCCGCAGATGCAAAGTTTACTCGTACCGAAACGCCTGCCCCCGACGTTGCAGATGTGTAGTTGAAACCTGTCCCGACCTTTGTGATGCTGGCGATGCTTTGTACCGTTCCAGAGGCAACTATATAGGTCAACACGAAAGTCATTTTTCCTCGAGACCTTACGCTCGGCCCGATTGACACGGCGACGCCTCCAACTGTCAACCCTGTAGCATTGACTGTCCCGCTCACGTCCACCTGGGGGGTTGCGTCTTGGACCGTGATCTTTGTTCCAGTTGCGTTGTCGTCAATGCCTGTGGATTGGAAGCCAGTCTGAGTACCCAGGGAGACGGTGCCACCACTGTTTGTGATTCCAGCCTCCGTGACCATGTTGGATTTGACCGTCACCTGGCTGGTCGTGTTGGCTTGTACTTCATTGACCTTGAGCTTGCTCATGTTGGTTCCTTTGCGAGTTTCATTCGGTTGTCCCAGATGCCATAGGCATAAAGCCCCAGGAGCCCCGCTCCCGCGATCAAGATCACAATGGAGTAGCGGTCAAGGAGAACGGGGAAGGCCAGGAGGCCGGCTCCTCCGGCGATCAGGACGACGCTAGTGGACCTCGGCAAGAACGGAAGCCAGGCAGAGCCGACGAGAGACCCCAGGCCGGCGACGATCAGAGCGATCGCGGCCCAGGACGTGGTGCTTGAGAGCGCGTGTAGTGTGTGGTCAATGCCGTTGCCGGCCCCGCTCGAGATCAGCACGTTCCCGTCCTGGACGGTGACGCTGGCCGGGGATGTCGCCCCGGCAATGCCATCGACAGTTGCAGACGACACTTCTCCATTATCCAGGGACACTTCAATTCTTGGTCGATTAGTGCAGCCCGCAAGGATGGCGACCAGGAATGAAAAATTTTTCATGCGTGGACACTGCCCTTTTTGAATTTGTTTTGACTACCTGCTGGCATCCTGCTGAGGCCCATGTGCCGTCGCAGTTGATTCGAGGCGAATCTGGTTCTCAGTTTGGATGTTGCCCCGGTCATCTTTCTCGAAATGTCCTGGACTGCTTTTCCGTCACCTGCCATCAGCAAGGCGGTTGGTCCAACCTGCCAGGCATTGTCCGATGCTGACCAGGGTGCCATTGGGTAGGACCTGTTCTGGCTGGTCTGAAATGTCCGCATGGAATACTTGTTCTGTTGAGAGAGAGGGAATCGGCCGTCGTCAGGTATTTCAGTAACCGAAACTACGTTCAACACAATTTCTGGAGATGAAAGGTGAATTTTTCCGGCCTGAGTATCATGCGCGAAGCCCAAGACCTGACTCTTTGCTCTTTCCACAGGTGTCTTTGCACTCAGGCCGGAGCTGGTTTGCATCGATATGTCGCTGCCGTTGTAAATAGCGGCATCAGTTGACGTCCCTGGGTAAGAATAGAACTTGGTGTTCAAATAAATACCAAAGGTATCAGTCGCGGAGAGCTTGAATCCAATGATGTTGTCCAGATCGGCTGATCCGCCTGGTTGATCAAACTGCGGCATCCCAGTCAAATCCATAAAGGTAGCTGCAGCGTTTGTGTCTGCCCCGCCGAACGCCAGGCCGTCTTCTCTTCTCACTTGCAGGGATGTGATAATGCCGAAGCCAGTCTCATTGAAGTTCGGAATGATTCCGTCGTAGTAGCGGGCGTCGCCGGCCGAAATTGATTCAATTGGATCGCTGAAATACTTGCCTCGAAGTGCAGCCGACCCTTTTTCAGTGATTCTGATTGGGTTCACAGCTGTGTAAGAGCTTTGGCCCTTTGCGTTGTTGGGGGGGTTGAGTGTGTCATCGCGGATGATCATCTCATCGCAACCTCGCTGGCCACCGATCCTGGTCTTTTGTGTTGCAAGCAATCCTTTTGGATTTGTCCCGGCATTTGGGGACATCGTCAGGAAGTTTGGTGCTTCACCACTGACTACGCAATTCCCTTCCTGGCTCATTGTCATGTAGTGGTCGTGCACTTCTTCGGCAGTAAGAGCTCTCTCATAAAGGGCTGGGTAAGCCACTCGTCCCGCGAATGCGTAGTTGGAATGCGCTGATCCACCCGTCCCGATGCCAGTCCCGTGTGTGTCCCATTCCACTCCACCAATCCAGGCAGTTGTTCCTATGGTGTATAGCTGAGTGCTGATCCCGTTGAATGTAGCGATGTCAGGGACCCGATTGTCTACGCCGCCAGAGTTGAAGTTCTTGTTTGTCTGTCCTGCCGGCTCGTGGAACGCGTTGTCTTTGTAGTACGCAACTTCGACGCCGTTGTAGAACAGTTGGACTTCAGTACGGGAGTGAAATACGCCCACAATGTGTGCCCATGTGTTGTTCTCATTGCCAGTGTGGTCTGGCTTGTATTGCCTTGAGGGGTCTGGGCCGGCAACATGCAACGCCTCCTGGCCGTTGTTGCCACCGCCCAAGGTCTTCCAGCCACCCCAATGGATTACTGGGACGCCTGTCTGGCCTTCAGCGAACCCAATGCCCCAGTGACGCCAGGACGAATCTGGAGCTCCTGCAGGCAGGGCGAGAGAGCTGTCTTCACCAGGATTAGCATCGGTTGGGTTCGGGCACGCGATCATCATCACGTTGTGTGGGGAGTACCCGTTGTCTGTACCAGCGTTTCCGTCCGAGTTGCCGGCCATGTCGTCGCTGTTTCCATTTCCTGGCCTCGCCCAGGCCTCTAGCGTGAATGGGAAACTATTGACGATTTTGTTGATCGCAAAGTTGATGTTTTCAGCTTGCAGGTTCTTGCCATCTGGGATGTTGAAGCAGCCTGGAATTGTGGTGGTTGGCCTTGACGAACCGGATCCAGGCAGTGCGCCGGCATCGACCTGGTCATCGTCATTGAACCTTTGCCTCAAGGGCGAAGCGTTGTTGCCCTGATTTGATAGTGGATTGTTGTTGCCGTACCCGTAGAACTGAGTTGTTCCAAATGGGATAAGTCGCCAGTTCGCATTGATGATTGGTGAACCACCCGAATTGCCTGGTTCAATGTCCAATGCTCCCACATAAGGTGCTCCGTTTTTTATTTCAGTTGGGGTTGCGTTGTCCCATTGTGGTTCCCAGAAGCATTTGGCCTCGCTCTTCGCGATCTCATGCGTTCTGTAGTCACGGTTGTGAATCAGATCCTGCCAGATGTAGGTTTCAGAAGCGTTGTCGCTTGATGATGCCAGGTAGACCCTGGCCCAGTACGCGCACGCTCCAGCATCTGCGAGCATTCGTGCGAAGTGGTTTGTTGCCATCAGATGAGCGAGTACAGAAAGTTGAAGGAGTCAACTTCAGCTGACAAGAAGCTGCCGCTGTAGACAACTTGGAGGCGACTCGCGCCTTCCAGGTCAACGGTCAGAGATGCGATCCGGTTTGCAATGCCAGAGCAAATTCGGCACGACTCATCACCGTCAACCAGGGTGATCGTGTCCGCGAAATACTCTTCGTCCTCGATGATTGAGCCATTGACCCCCTTCGAGCTGCCAATGACGCCATCAAATCTTCCAATCAGACTTGGCATCCATAGCCCGCCCTGGATAGGGCTCCATCCGAACAGCTCAATGCTACTGAGTAGCTTGTTGTCAGCACTGCCGCCGCCAGTGACCCCTCCAAAAAAGGAAAGTTTCGCCAGGTTGAGATCGGCGCATTCAACGCAACCGTCAAGAGCGACAGGATCAGCTGCTTGGACTGAAGGAGCCGCCCCTGAGCTTGTGGCATCATCACCACGTCCGATCATCCACAGTTTGGCATTAGTTGCCAGCTGTACGGTTGCCATTGTAGGCCTCGATTCTTGTTTCTAATCGTTCGACATCACGCTTGATGTCTTCGAGTTGTGATTGAAGGAACTCCTGGCGGATACCATTCTGTGCCAGGACTCGGTCGTGTTTTTGGTAGGCGATGAATGTTGATCCAATGATCGACACTGATAATGCCAGGATCCCTGTCCAGTCTCGACTGCCCAGGTGAACTGTTCTGTTGCCAACTTGTTCGGTCATTCGTGTGCCCATGAAAAAGGCCCAGGGGAACTGCTCCCCCTGGGCCCGAATGAGAGAAAGAGAAATCAGCTGAAGACGCCGACGTAGCCAGCGGACCAGGGGCACAGGATGTCTGCACCGACCATGATCTGGCTCTTGAGGAAGTGCGTGTTGCGACGCTCATCCGGTCCCATGTGGCTGCGGAGTCCCGCTGCCTGGACCATGCCGATTGCCGGCGAACCTTCAGCCGCACCACAGAGTGCGAGAGCTGCAGGCTTCGCGTTGGCCTTGGCCTCGGCTTCTGCATAGCCGGACGCGCTGTTGCCCTTGTTGGCGTCATCAAGTCCATCGAACTTGCCAACGTACTTGGCTGCAACTGCGAGCTTGCCCGTGGCGGCCGCCTGGCCGTAGGTGGTTTCCGTTGTGTCCGTCGTCGGAAGGTGGTTGGTCATGATGACCTGGAAACCTTCGAGCTCGCCGATGATTCTCTTGTTGAGGTCGCCGGTGTTGCTTGAGAGAGATGGGTCGAAGATGTTCCCTGCTGAGACATCAGCTGCACCGAACGACGCCGCTTCGTGGCGGAGGATCGAACGAATGTACGGACTGACGAACAGGAAACGGTTGCTTTCGGGCACGTCGTCCTCGTCCATCTTCTGGGCTAGTTCTGCAACGTCGTCGCGGAACCGGCCAGATCCGGTCGTGGAGTTCGGATACGCGGCAGTGATGTCCGCTTCCGTAGTGCCGCCAGCCCCATTGACTGAGTCGTTTCGCAGCACCACGTTGCCCCCGTTGTGGACGTCGGCAAGGAGAGCTTCTCGAGCAGCCTTGCCGCCGATCA